CCATTACGGTGTAAAACAAGTGGTACACACGTGGTACAGTCGGTACAGTAGAGCCGACCTATTCTCGTTGACAACTCGAAACTTTCAAAAAAGTTCATCAGACAAGCTGATGATAGTAATGATAGTAGACGGCACACGTGGGTCAACGGGGGGTCAAGGGGGGTATCCCCCCTTGTCGGGCGTGGATCAAGGGCGCTGAAAGCGGGCTTGTCGGTACACAAAAAAACCTCGATACCCTGACGGATACCGAGGTAAAAGGAACTATGCGGGGTCTGCCATAGAAGAAGCGTATGAGTATGAGTGGACAGAAACTAATTCTTTCTGTAGGTCTTCTAGTTCTTCTTGAAGTTCGTTTATTTGTTTTTGTTGTAGTTCTCTAGCTTGTTGAGATAGTTGTAGTTTATGGTTAAGAGTATCTGCGAGTTCCCAAGGGTTAGTCTCACTAGCGTGACACTGATACATAGAGTTTAACTCGTTTTCTAACTCTGTTATTGTAGATTGAAGTTTGTGTGAGTGTGAGTACATAACAAGTACTGTTACTACGAGAGAACCGAAAGCTATGATGATGAAACCGAATAAATATATATCCATGATGTTTTCCTTTTAGTTAATAAGTAAATAAATAAAGTTAATTACATAGTTAAGAAGTAAACCGATACAAAATGCTGTTATATAAATAATAAAGTTGTTCATTGTTACCCCTAGTTAGTTAATTGATGATAGTAATAGGTGCTGGGCTTTTCATCCCAGCGTGGTCGTTCGGGAGACACCCTCTACTGCCAAGGTCAGTAGATACCTAGAGTTGATTATTTGTTGTGGGTAAAATCAAACTCTTGTTGTTGTGGCTCTTCTTTTTTAGATTTAAGAGCCTCTTTAGCTAGTGTTCTACCAGCGGTAAAGTTTTGTTTTACTTTACTACCGACAGTCGAACTAGATTCTTTACCAGATGATATAGTATGAGAAACTAATTCTGCCATAGCGCCAGTGGCTACGAAGCCTAGCTCTACCGCTTTGCCCGTACCGTTATAGATACCTTTGATGAAAGCTTTAGGTGAGGTATCTACTAAGCTGTTGAGAGCTTTGCCACCTAAGTCTTTTGTTTTTTTGATAAGACCCATGATTAACTCCTTTTCTTATCAGGGGAGAATAGCCATATTTGTTTGTACTTATAGCCATCTCGTGGAAGGGTAATACCTGATTTGAAAGATAAAACTAAATCTCCTTTATCAGATGTCCATACTGCGCCTACTTCTACAGACTCATCGGTATCTCTACCTTCGACTGGGAAGTAAGTTATTGCCCTGTAAGTGGGCTTCTTTTTATCTGCCATTTGATTCTCCTTTTAGCTAGATAAGTTAATGATAGTAATATCAGCTTATTCCAATATTACAATCAACCCCATATACGTTGGTCCCCGACCAACGCTATGACTACGTCACAGGTTATTGATCCTCCACAGAATGTGAAAAGGATTTAATTCTTACAGGATAAATATAAATAGTTGAGCGAGCCCTAAGCGCGAGCGAATGTTACTAACTGCTACACTTTGTACAAGGTTCCAAGTGGGAAAAAAGTAAAACAAGGTTCCAAAATTGAAAAAGGGGGAAGGGGGTAGGGTGTAGCAGTGATAGTAGGACCCTGCCTGCGCGGTGTTGAAAAAAATTTTCACAAAAAAATTTCTACAAAAAATTTCACAAAAAGCACTTTCGTGCTCTATAATTAATTGCAGATGAGTAAAAGCGTAGAAAAACCAGAACTCACTGATATGGACAGAGCTGAAATGCAGTCCCATTATCCTTATATGGATATAAAATTAAACGAACTATCGGTCCAAGAAGAGCGTTTAATACTGTTCTACATACGTGGGATGACAAAAGCGGCCGCGGGCCGTGCTGCGGGATACGCTGACCCTGAACATGTGTACAAGGTTTTCAAACGCCCCAAAATACAAAATGCAATCACGTATTTGCGCAAAGATATGCGCGAACAAGTAAAATTCGATAAAACTCAAGCTACTTCTATGTACCTAGAAGCGCACCGAAAATCTGTAAATGCAACCGAAGAAACACGCGTTGTAGATTCTTTATGCAAACTTCACGGTTTGTTTACATCTGAGAATGGAACTCAGATAAATATTAATGTAGATTCTATAGAACAGTTAGAAAGATTACCTGATTCTGAGCTACTAAAAATAGCAGGAGTAGATAACCAGTATTTAGTACCCAAAACTGATAAAAAAGAGGCAAAGTAGATGGCGACTAGAAAGATGACGGACAAAGGTCCAGGAAAAATAGGTGAAACTAAAACTCAAGAAAAGAAACTAGAACCTACTACAGGCAATAGTGCTAATTTTCCTGATTTAAATAAAGACGGAGAAATTACTTTTGCTGATGTATTACTAGGTAGAGGTGTGAAATGAAGAAACCTTGCGCAGGCATAAACGCCCCTCACCCTACTAACATGAAAAAATTTGCTAAAAAAATGAATCGTTATAAATCAGTCCCGAGGAGGGGTAACCGTGGCAGGTAAAAAGAAGAAAAAGAAAGCAAGAAAGAAAGGTGGTGTAAAACCTACAAACCCAGCGTTATACGCTAGAGTAAAAGCAGAAGCAAAACGTAAATTTAAAGTTTGGCCTTCTGCTTATGCCTCAGCCTATTTAACCAAAACCTATAAGAAACGAGGAGGAGGGTACAGAAGTGGCTAGTAAACCTAGAGGTGGATTAACCAAATGGTTCAAAGAACAGTGGGTAGATATTGGTGCTCCAAAGAAAAAAGGGAAGTATCAAGCTTGTGGCAGGAAGTCAGCTAAAGGCGGAAGTAAACGTAAATACCCTAAATGTGTACCAAAAGCTAAAGCTAAAAGTATGACTGCGGCTCAGAAAAGAAGTGCGGTTAAACGTAAACGTGCAGCAGGGAACCCAGGAGGTAAACCTACTAACGTTAAAACTATAGTTAAGAAGAAGACAGCCAGGAAGAAGTCTACGTCTAAAAGGAGAGGGACTCGTGGCAAGAAAAAGAGCTAAAGCTATACCAAGAACCACTGGTAAAGGTGGTAATTACCGTAAAACTAAAGCAGGTGCAGGTATGACCAGAAAAGGGGTTCGTGCATATAGAAAAGCAAACCCTGGATCTAAGCTCAAAACTGCTGTAACTGGTAAGGTTAAAAAAGGCAGTAAAGCGGCTAAAAGAAGAAAATCCTACTGCGCTAGGTCATTAGGGCAGTTGAAAAGAAGTTCTGCAAAAACCAGAAACAATCCTAATTCTAGGATAAGACAAGCTAGGAGAAGGTGGAAGTGTTAAACATTTATGATTTACTAAAAAAGGTGAAAGCTATGTATGGATATGGGAAGAAAACAAAGCTAAAAAAAGCAAAACCTAAAAAGAACAAGAAAAAGAAAAAGAAGTAGTAGTGGAAATTACTAAGGTAGAATGCGTTCGGTGTAAAGCATTACATCCTGAAACACTGTACCCATCCGATGACAGTGTTTGTGTGTATTGTAAAGCGGACGAAGCTGAACGTATTGAAAAACCGACCGTAAAAGTAAGTAAAAAAGAAGAACAGAAACTTACACAAGAAGCTGCAGCACATCGAGAGTTAGCGCTTCGTGCACTTGCACGTAAACACATGTTACCGTTTGTAGAGCGGTTTGATTCTAATTATCAAGCGGGTTGGGTACATAAAGATATATGCCAACGCTTAGAACAGTTTAGCCATGCGGTTACGCAACGAGAATCTCCCAGGTTGATGTTGTTCATGCCGCCCCGACACGGTAAGTCAACACTAGCTAGTATCGCGTTTCCTGCATGGCACTTAGGTAGAAACCCTGAGCATGAGTTCATTAGTTGTTCATATTCAGGGTCATTAGCTATGTCGTTTTCGCGCAAAGTGCGACATCAGCTCCGTGAACCAAACTATAAAAATGTATTTAGCGATGCTTCATTAGATCCAACTTCTCAATCAGTTGAGTCATGGCTTACTACCAAAGGTGGTGGTTATGTAGCAGCTGGTGTAGGTGGTGGTATTACAGGTAAAGGGGCTCACGTACTTGTAATAGACGACCCTGTAAAAAACCGAGAAGATGCGGAGTCTGAGTACAGTCGCGATTCAGTTTGGGATTGGTATACATCAACTGCATACACACGTTTAGCTCCAGGGGGAGGTATACTTGTTATTCTTACAAGATGGCACGATGATGATTTAGCAGGTAGGTTGCTTGCCGCAGCAGCTGATGGAGCAGACGATTGGGAAGTAGTTAAATACCCTGCAATTGCGGAACAAGACGAAGAATTTAGAGAGGAAGGAGAAGCGTTACACCCTGAAAGATATGACGTTTCTTCTTTAAGTAAAATCCAAAAAGCAATAGGACCTAGGGATTGGTCGGCTTTGTACCAACAAAACCCTGTAGCAGATGAGGGTGACTACTTTAATCGAGATATGATAAATTATTACGATGAAGCTGATTTAGATTATACTAGACTGCGTTACTACTGTGCTTGGGATTTAGCAATCGGACAACGAGAACGTAACGATTATTCTGTAGGATTAGTAGTAGCAGTTGATGAATATGATAAGCTATATGTAGTAGACTGTGTACGAGGCAAGTGGGATGGTTTTGAACTCGTAGAAAGAATTTTAGACTTATACGAAACTTGGAGACCTGGAGTAGTTGGTATAGAAAAAGGTCACATAGAAATGGCATTAGGTCCGTTTCTAGAAAAACGTGTAAGGGAACGTAGGTTAAACGAAGCTTATTTTAGAGATTTAAAAACGGGACGGAGAGATAAAGAAGCAAGAGCTAGAGCAATTCAAGGTCGTATGCAACAGGGCATGGTATACTTTCCGAAAGAGCCTCTTTGGGTTGGCCCTTTAATTGCAGAGTTATTACGTTTTCCAAATGGAGTACATGATGACCAAGTAGATGCTTTAGCATGGATAGGTCTTATGATGACAGAGTTTGCTACTTATATTGAACCTATCGAACACGTCCCTTCTTGGAGAGATAGGCTACGTAAAATGGCTAAAGGTGATAACGTTAAAACAGCAATGAGCGCATAATGGCATACAAAAAATTAAAAGAAAAACTAAGCAAAGCAGAAGAACATGAACTAGCCCGTCATCAGTGGAGTCGTTACATGAGGGCTCGTGATAATGGGCATTTAGACTACGTTGAAATAGCTAAACAATGTGACGCATTTTACCGTGGGCAACAGTGGGATCACGGAGATGTTTCTGCTCTAGATGATCAAGGCAGACCTGCTTTAACTATTAACACAATACTACCTACAATTAACGCGGTACTAGGAGAGCAAAGTACTAGACGTATGGACGTTAATTTTAAACCGCGTGGTAGAGGTACTCAAGAAGTAGCAGATGTACTAGACCGTTTGTTTATGCAAATTAGTGATAACAACAAATTGTCTTGGACAGAGTCACAAGTATTTTCTGATGGTCTTATACAAGATAGAGGCTGGTTCGATGTTCGTGTAGATTTTGATGATCACATACAAGGCGAAGTACGTATAACAGCTAAAGATCCTTTAGATATTCTTATTGATCCTGATGCTAAAGAATACGATCCAAGAACTTGGAATGAAATATTTGAAACTAAATGGATGAGTTTAGATGAAATAGAAGAAACTTACGGACAAAAGAAAGCAGATCAACTTCGTGTAGCTGTTGAACAAGGTTCAGCATTAGGTACAGATTCTGTAGAACATGAAGAAAACAGATACGGCGATACATCTACTGGTGTAGAGTACAACCAAGGTAATACTTCTAATCCTGAAGAAAACCGATCATTACGAGCAGTGCGTGTTATAGAACGTCAATACTATAAACTAAAAGATTGTATGTATTACGTAGACAGCGTAACGGGCGACATGCGTGAAGTGCCATACGCTTGGAGTAAAAAGAAAAGAGAAAGTTTTGCAGATGAGTTTGGTTTAGAGATACTTACAAAAACGGTACGTAAAGTACGTTGGACAACTACAGCAGACACAGTTGTACTTAATGATACTTGGTCTCCATATGATCATTTTACTTTAGTGCCCTACTTTCCATACTGGAGACGAGGTAAACCTTTCGGTATGGTACGAAACCTTATTTCACCACAGGAACAATTAAATAAAATTAGTTCTCAAGAATTACACATAGTAAACACCACAGCTAACAGTGGTTGGATTGTAGAAACAGGGTCATTACAAGGTATGACTGCAGATGATCTAGAAGAACATGGAGCAGAAACAGGTTTGGTACTAGAATTTAACCGAGGGTCTAGTCCTCCTGCTAAAATACCGCCTAACCAAATACCTACAGGATTAGATCGTATTGCACAAAAAGCAGCTTCTAATATAAAAACGATTAGTGGTATTAGTGACGCAATGCTTGGTACAGATAGCCCTGAAGTTTCTGGTGTAGCTATACAACAAAAACAAAACCGCGGAGCCATGATGATTCAGGTTCCGTTAGATAATTTAACTAAAACTAGACAGTATTTAGCAGAAAAAATACTTAACTTAGTACAAACTTACTATACAGAAGAACGTTTAATACAGATTACAGACGAACAAGATCCACAAAAACCTCGTGTACCAATGCGTGTAAACGAGATAACGCCAGAAGGTCTTGTTATTAATGATCTTACTTTAGGTGAGTATGACGTTATTATAAGTACAGCTCCATCTAGAGATACATTTGAAGAAATACAGTTTGCTGAAGCTATTGCATTACGTCAGGCGGGAGTGCCTATACCAGACGATTTGATTGTTGAATACTCGCATTTAGCTAGGAAGGGGGATATTGCAGATCGTATACGTGCTATGCAAGGTACAAACCCTCTAACTCCAGAGCAAGCTCAAATACAACAGTTCCAAGCAGAAGCAGCTATACGAGCTACGCAGCTTGAAATAGCTAAACTTGAAGCTGAAATTCAGTTATTACAATCACAAGCAGAGAGTAATATGTCGAAATCACAAAGTAAAATGACTGAACCGCAATTGAAGGTTGCAGAAATGCAGAGTAAAATGGCGATGAAGCAAGAAGAACTAGCTCTACGTGAACGGTTAGCTGCAATGACTAATGACGTTAGAACTGGACAAAGTGAAACTCAAGCAGCATCTAAGATTGCTGTTGCCGCAATGAAGCCTACAGGAGGGCGTAACTAATGGCTAAAAATAAAAAAGAAGCTAAACCAACCGATGACATAGTAATGGATTCTATGCCAGGCGGTGAAGTAAAAACAGAAGAAGAAGTACAACCTTTTCAAGTAGATTTAAATTTTGAAGATGAAACTGCTCCAGAAGAAGCAGTAGCAGAAGCTGAAGAAACTACTGAAGAAGTTGCAGAAGAACCAGTAGCTGAAGAAGTTGTAGAAGAACCAGTAGCTGAAGAAGCTGTAGAAGAAGTTGTAGCAGAAACAGAAGAATCTGCTACAGAAGAAGAAACTGTAGAGTTTCCTTCTGAAGAAGTTGTAGAAGAAGAAGTTGTAGCAGAAAAACCAAAAGCTCCAATGGTACCTAAATCTAGGTTAGACGAAGTATTAGCTAAAAATAAAAAAATGCAAAAACGCATTGAAGAAATAGAGCAAAAAGAAGCAGAAGCTAAAGAAGCGGCCCCTGCTTATGATTTTGATGTTAAAGAACAACAATACCAACAACTTATATTAGATGGTGAGTCTGCTAAAGCGGTAGAGTTAAGAAAAGAAATAAGACAAGCTGAAAAAGATGCTTTAATGTTTGATATACAACGTCAAATGGGGCAAACAGTACAGCAAAATCAAGCACAACAAGAACTACAAGCTAAAGCTGCGGAAATTGCTAGTACTTTTTCTATTTTGGATGAAAATTCTGCAGATTTTAACGAAGATTTAACTAGAGAAGTAATGGATCTTAGAGATGCTTTTATAGTACAAGGGTATGAACCTGCAGATTCTTTAGCAAAAGCAACTGAATACACTTTGGCTGCAAAACAACCTGAGTTGTTAAAACCAGCAGAAGCTAAAGTAGCTACGCAGTCTAAAGAAATAGTACAAAAGAAACAAAAAGCTAACGTAAAAAACAAAATAGCTGCGTCAAAAGCACAACCGCCTGCACTAAAAGGTGAAAGTACTTCTGCACGTGGAGAAAAAGTCACAAACATAAACACACTGTCTGATGATGAGTTTAGTGCTTTACCAGAGGAGACTGTAAGACGATTACGTGGTGACTTTGGTTAAATTTATGTTAGGATAATAGATAACTCGTCTGTTAGAACGATATCTAACCCAGGTCGTTTAGGTAAAAAAACGCTATTCGCCTACTATGGCGTTAATCTAGTCGAGGTCGTATTCGTTAAAGTACGAAAACGTATCCCAACGATACAGGGTATACGGGTTATATCGCCCCAGAAGTCGATTAAGTTTTTAATTTTAATCTCTTATGAGGATGTAGAAATGGCAAATACTAACTTTGCATCACTGACTAGCGAACAGCTTACTATCTGGTCACGTGATTTTTGGCGCGTAGCTCGAAATATGTCCTTCATTAACCAATTCGCTGGAAGTGGTCCAAACTCTATGGTTCAGAGAATATCTGAACTTACCCAGTCTGAAAAAGGCGCAAGAGCAGTACTTACTCTTCTTGCTGACATGACAGGCGATGGTATCGTTGGTGACAACTCTCTAGAAGGTAATGAAGAAGCATTAAGAGCATACGACATCGTTGCACAACTTGATCAACTCAGATTTGCAAACCGTCTTGCGGGACGTCTTGCGGATCAAAAATCAGTTGTCAACTTCCGTGAGCACTCACGAGATGCACTTGCATACGCAATGGCAGATCGTATCGACCAACTTGCGTTTTTGAGTCTATCAGGTATTGCATACACTCTTAAAAACAATGGTGCGTTGAGAGGTGTCCTAAACACAGGACAAAATCTTGGGGATCTTGCTTTTGCAAGTGACGTAACAGCTCCTACTACTAATCGTCACAGACGATGGGATGCAAGTAGTAAACTTGTTGCAGGAGACGTCACCGCTGTAGCAGCAGCTGACACAATTACTTACGAATGTATTCTTGCTCTTAAAGCTTACGCTAAAGATCAATATGTACGTGGGTTACGTGGTGCTGGTAATGAAGAAGTGTATCACTTGTTTGTTACTCCACAAGTAATGGCTGACCTTAAACTTGATTCAGACTTCCTAGCTAACGTTAGAAATGCTGGAGTAAGAGGACCTAACAATGAGCTATTCTCAGGTTCTTCTAGTTTGATGGTTGATGGTGTGATGGTTCATGAATTCAGACACGTGTTTAACACAAGTGGCGCGACTTCAGGAACTTCAAGTAACGCTGGTTCTAACGGATACAAGTGGGGCGCTAACGCTGACGTTAACGGTTCTGCATGTCTATTTGTTGGAGCACAAGCTCTTGCTATGGCAGATATTGGTCTTCCAGAAATAGTTGAAGATGTATTCGACTACGGAAACCAGAATGGTATCTCAATTGGTAAGATCTTCGGAATGAAGAAGCCAGTCTACTATTCTGATCATACTGGTCAGGACGAAGACTTTGGTGTTATTCGTTTAGACGTTGCATACTAAGTAGCAGCATGGGTGGTCTAAGTAACTTTGTTATGTAAGACCACCCTTCTTTTAATAAATTTTTCCTACGGAGGGAAAAAAAGTGAAAATTACAGCACATAAAGATTTACATATAAGTACAACATGGGGAGCTTCTATACACATCGCTAAAGGCGAAGTTAGAGAAGTAGGTGATGATCTTGGACTTCAAGCGTTACAACAAGGCGCAGTTGAAGTTAAAGAAGAGAAAAAACCAGCAGCTAAAAAGAAAGTAACAAAGAAAAAAAGAGCCAGAACTAAATCTGGTCATTACAAAGCTGACGACCCTAGTACTCCAGATGTAAACGAGGCTTATGTCGAAGAATAAATAGAGACTAGATATGGCAGGTACATTAACAGGTGCAAACCTAATACTTCGTATAGAAGATTCACTGCAAGATTCTACTAATGTTCGTTTTCCTGAAGCGGAACTTTTGCGTTATATAAATGATGCACAAAGGGAAATAGTTAATATAAGACCTGAAGCTTCAGCAGATCATTCTAATATTGCTCTAGCAGTAGGCACAGAGCAGACTATTCCTAGTTCTGCACTACGTTTAATTAAAGTTGTACGAAACATGTCTGCAGCAGGAGGTAGTGCAACAGGCAAACGAGCTATTACATTAGTAGATATGGATATTATTAATGCTCAAGACCCTGATTGGCACGACCCTGATGTAACAGGAGATGCAGCACATACTACTACCGTTAGGCATTATATGTTTGATGAAGATGACCCACGTAGGTTTTATGTGTACCCAGGGGCTTCTACTACAAGTACGTTTGTAGAGGTTATAACTTCTGCAAATCCAACTGATTTGTCTAGTACTAGTTCTACAATAGATATAGATGATGTGTACGGTAATGCTATAGTAGATTTTGTTTTGTATAAGTGTTACTTAAAAGATGCTGAATTTGCAGGGAATATGAATATGGCACAGCTGCATTATCAGTTGTTTATGTCTAGTCTAGGAGCAGGATCACAAGTACAGTTTGGGCTAAGCCCTAATCAGGATGCGCGTAGTAATGCACTAGCGACTCCTCAAAATTTACCTACAGGATAAACTATGGCTACATTTGATTCGTTAGTAAAAGAGATATTACCTTACGTTCCAGGTTGTCCTGAGATGTTAGTAAAATCTAATTTAAGGTCAGCAACAATAGAGTTTTGTGCAAAAAGCAAAGCTTTTGTTTATGACCTAGATCCTATATCTAGTACGTCAGGTATATATGAGTACGAGTTCGATCAGCCTGTAGGTACTTCTGTACACAGCATACTTTGGGCTATTTATGACGGAGAAGATTTAGATCCTATTAGTCCAAGAAGTTTAGAGCTTAACTTTCCCGATTGGAGAGATAGGTCTAGTACACCTAAAGTGTACTTACAAAAGGATGCAAATAAATTTTGGTTGATACCAGTACCTAACGCTACTTTAACTAACTCTATACAGTTATCTGTAGCACTTAAACCAACACGTACTTCATCTAATATAGACACGGCGTTCTCAAACGATTACAGAGACGGCATTTTGTACGGCACGTTGTACAGACTTTTACGTATACCGTCTAGAGCATGGACGGATATATATGCTTCTGCAGATTATTTAGGATTGTTTAACCAACAAGTAGCAGAAGCAGAGCTACGAGCACGTAGCGGAGACTTAGGTGTGCGTAGACTTGTTAAATACCGAGGAGTGGGACTTACTAAACGTAAGCGTTATAAAAAATATGGAATGGAGCTTGATTACTAATGACTGCTAATGTTGTAAATATACATAAGAATTTTGATATCCCAGAGTACACTGATATTCGTACTTGTTGGGAAATGGTGCGTGAAGGTATCGAATTTATTTTAGAGCAAAACCCTCACTTAACGTATAAACCTGAAGACGTGTACGCGGAATGTGTAGCAGGTAAGTCTATGCTTTTTGTGTCACCTTTAGGGTTTGTAGTACTTTCTGTACAAGAAGACCCTTATTCTGAAGAAAAGGTTTTAGTTGTATGGATTGCGTATACACACGAAAGAGGTAAAAATAATTGGTTAAATCATATAAGATGGTTTGAAGGTATTGCTGAGTATTGTGGATGTGGGAGTATCGAAGCACAATCAGCAGTACCCGAGTTAGGTAAATTTTTAAGTAAAACAGGTTGGACAAAAGAAACTACAATATACAGAAGAAAGGTGACTTTACATGGGAAGCAAAACTAGAGCCCCTAACCCAGAAGACTATAAGCCTACTGAAACAGAAAAAATAGCTGCGGCTATAGCAAAAGAGGATGCAGATTATTTTGAGCGTACGTATGACCCTTTGTTAGTAGAAATGCGAGATAAAGCTGCTACTGAAGATGTAGCCAGTACTGTTAGAGGTAGAGCACAAGCTGATACAATGCAGGCTCTAACTTCTAATCTAGATTTAGGAGTAGCACAAAACATGGGAGCTGCTGCGGACTTGGCTACAGGTGCGGTAGGTCAAATGTTAGCTGCTAATGTAGCTTCTAAGGATGCAAAAATAACACAACAAACAGGTGTACTTGGCACAGCTAGGGGACAACGTGCTGATACAGGAGATGCTTTGGCTCAGGCAGCTAGAATGGCAGCTACTACAGATTTAAACAGAATACAGAATAAGCAAGCTGTACGTAGAGCAAGACGTGGGGCGCTTATGGATACAGTTTCAGCAGCTGCTGGTCAAATGGGGTCAAACTTAGCAAGAACAAGCGAATTAAACAGGATTAATCCAGGATCTGTAAACCCTAGTATGTTTACAAAAGTAGCACAAAACCCAACACAAGTGGGTGGGCAAATAGGGTATCAAAGTTACGGACTCGGAGGGTCTAGGTTTATACCGCTTATTTCTGGACAAATGTCTGGAAGAGATTATGAAGATTTTATTAATTCTGGAGGCAATTAACTAGTGGTATACGGCGGAAAAGAACCAGAAGAAGCAGTACTTAGAGGCCCAGACGCAGATAGGCGAGAGCGTAGACGTAGACGTAGAGAACGTAGGCGAGCTGATCAAGAACAACAAATGGCGCCTGTAACTTCTGGAGGTTCTATTGGAACTTTAAACTATGCTAATACTAATAGAGGTTTTACTGCAGACGAGCTTCCTGCAGTAAGTGACCCAGATGCAACTTATGCAGATGTTGTTGAAGGTCAATACGAACAGTATATTAGGAATTTTAGAGACTTTGAAAATGCTTTAATTGCCTCTAGGAACAGTACAGATTTAATAGATGCTGCTAGAGAAGATACTCCACAGCAAATTGCACTAGCTGAAGGTATAGCAAGACGTAACCGTGAACGCTACGGCTATCGTCCTACCGCAGTTGAAGCACAAGAAATGCAACGAGCAACTCAACGAGGAGGTGCTTTAACGCTTGCTGGTGGTTTAAATAACGCACGTTTAGCTCAACGCGATGCAAATCAAAGACTTCTAAGTGATTTAATTAATATAGGACAAGGTGTTAACCGTAGTTCGCTATCTGGTTTAGGTAGCGCAGCTCAAAATGCAGCTTCTAGGCAACAAGCTTTTCAAAATGATAGAGCTGCTTATAAACAACAAACTGCAGGTTTTCTTGGACGAATAGGTAGCGCTGTTGCTTCTTTTATATAGGTATAAGTTATGGGTATATTAGACAATTTTTTTCAAGTTAATGCTCCTAGAAGTCGTGCTGCTTTAGCAGACCTTGAGTATGCAAAACAAGAAGATAGGCAAAAATCTGGTTTAATTCGGCAGCGACAAGATGTATTTCGCCAAGAAGCTTTACAAACTTTAGCAAGAGACCCTAACGTAGTAAACAATGAGTATTTTGGCGGTGACCAAAACAAACTTGACGCATTTAAAGCAGACTTAGAACGAAGACAAGGCAATACTACTAGGGTTGGAGCTCTAACTGTAAGCGATATGACTAAAATATTAGGTAAGAAAAAAGCAGTCGAGTACATTAATAATACTGGACTTGCAGGTACTTACTTTGGTCCAGGTACTCGTTTAGATGGTCAATTAACAAATTTTGAATTAGATGAAACAGGTGAGTATGTTTTAACCAATCCTACAGTTCGTGTCTTTGACCAAGATACAGGTAGATTTTATTCTGCTAACGCTACTAGAGGTGGAGAAAAAGTAAGTGATTTGTTTAGACGAGGTGGAGATGCTGCAGTACAAGAAGGCAGCTTTGACAATGTCCCATTAAGTTTTGTAGATGAGTTGGATAGCGATTACAGAACAGACATACAAGGTAGAACGGGCGGAGATGAACGTCTAGCTTATTTTCAACCTTACTCAGGAAATGTTAACAGAGCATCTAGAGAGCAAGACTTTATAGCTAGACAACAAGCTGCTGAAGGCGATGCTCAAAGAGCAGATACAGCATTTGCGGCAGCGGACGCTATGGATGCGCAAGAAAAACAAGAACAAGAACGTATAGCTGGTTTAGCTCGTCAAGACCGTGAAGCTAATGCTTTATATAATTATGGTTTCTTACAAGAACCTGGGTCAGGTACAGATGAATTCGGAGAATTTGATCCTTCTAGAGCTACAGGTAGGATAGGGCAATCTTTATACAATAGTTTGTTTGTTGATGACACAGGTCTTAGAGAAGATGGTCAGTTTGGTATGGAGAATAGAGAAGCTAGAGGAGCGCAAGCTTTATCTAGCATTTTAACTTCAGGAGCGGGTAGTAGAGGTCCTGGTTCTGATAAAATTGCTGAAGGATTTGGTACAGATTTTCCTGTTACTACTGAAGGTATTGCGAAAGCAGGTTTATCTGGTTATATGTTTGCTCCAGGTGGATTACCTTTTGATATGACTGAAGAACAATTTCTGTCTTTAGCTCCAAAACAACGAGAATCCGCAATAACTTTAGCTAAAAATGTAAGCGACAAAAATTTGCAAGATTCTTTTGAAGGTATAGCTGATACTACAACCGCTAGGTGGGATCGAAAAGTAGGATCAACAGCAAGCGAAGCTAATGTAGAGATTGAAAGAGATAAACCTGTTATAGAAGCTGCTAAAAAATTCTATGAAGCAGAAGGCATGACTGACTTTTTTGCTACTGGAAATATACCTAAAGATAATAAGTTAGTAAAAAGACTTATGGAACAACCAGAACTTATGCAAGAGTTTAAAGCAGACCCTACTGCGTTTGCTACTAAATATGCGAATGACACTAATGCGTTGTTTGGTCCTCCTAAAAATGCAAGTCTTTTAAAACAAGCTGTAGCAAATATAGATACAAAAGATATGAAACCTTTAGAAAAAGCACTTGCTACAAGAGATACAGATAAAATACGAGAGCTTGCAAGAAAAATGAAAACTACTAGTGAGTCTCAACAACAAGAACTAGCCGCTGAATTGCAAAGAACAGGAGGAGACTTTGGACGTGCTACTAATAATGAGCGTATAGGTTTGTATTTTAGTATGGTTTCTTCTTTACCTCCCGACTCTGAACTGTTTGAAATGTTAACAAGAAGCGAGAACTTTACTAACATGGTTGAAAGTGGAGTGTTTAATTTTAATCAAATGACTGCAGAGACAGATCGTTTTGAAGCAGAAACAGCACGAATGAAAGAAGAAAGACTGAGTACACCAGTAGGGGCAGATGTTACTGTAAATGAAGATGCTCTAGGTAAGGATTTATTTGGAGCAGAAGCAACGCCCGAGAGTATTAGAACAGCTAATACAACTTTAAATATACAACTTGCACAAATAGCAGATGCAGCTAAAATGGGACCTCTTAGTGGAGCTAATCGAAAAGCATTAGTAGCTGTTACTGGTTTAAGATCAGAGCAAATGAAAGACTTTGTAAAAGACGCTTCAGACCCGTCTTTAATACAAGAGTTTCTTACTTTAGGGCAAGCTAAAGAAGCTGATTTAGCTTTGTTTAAATCTGATGCACGGGTGGATGCAATAGTTGATGGAGAAAAAATAACTACACCTGAACAGTGGTATAAGTTGTCTGAAGAAGAACGAAAACGAGTAAAACTTAAAGAACCCAACTCTGGTAACGAAATATCCCCACAAGCCTTAACTGCTAAATTTGGACCAGGGACTGTAGAAACACTAATATTCCGCGGTACTTAAAGTGGCAACTTCAGATGATTCAAACGTATTAGCTAACTACCTTACTAATTCTACCCAAGCTAATGAGCCAACTCCCGCTAGACCAGAAAATCCTTTTTTAGAAGAAGCAATACGTCAAACTGGAAAAGGATCTGCTTTTCTTGCACCTAAAGAACAGTTAGTAGAAAAGTTTGCTCCAACTACTGCAGGAGAAAAATTTTCTGATGCAGTTAGAGGAGGAGGTTTTACTCTTAGAGCAGATGTACAGAGAGCTGGAGCTATTTTTAATTTACTAACTGACGATCAAGAAGAAGCACAAGAATACTTAAATGAAGCTAAATATTTGGATGATGCTGCTGGTGAGTTATTAGGTGGTTTTGGTAACTTTGAAGAATTTTTAGAAGCTCCAAGTTTTTCAGGTTTTGCAGACCAAGCCATAAAAGCTATTGGTCAGTTTACTCCAATGATGGTTAGTTCTGTTGCATCGGGTATTGCAGGTGCCGCTACTCAAGCTGTAGGTAAAGGATTTCTTTCAGCAACATCTAGACGAGTACTGGCTAAAGAAATGAAAGATATTGTACAAAAAGACTTTGCTGTACGAAGTGGTATTAAAAACGCACCTAAGTTAACTAAAAGTGAACAAGCTATATTAGATGCTGCTTATCTTACTGCAAATAAAGCCAAAACAATGAACGCTATGAACATGAGATCGCAGTTATTTAAAGCTGGTGTTGGTAGGAAAAAAAGAGAGTTTGCTGACAAAACTCCATTAAGTTACGGATTTTGGGCAGGGGCCGCTGGACAAGAATATTTAGTAGGGTCTTCTCAATCTTTAGCTGAGTTTCAAGATGCAGGATTAGAGTTAACTGCAGCAGAAGCTGAACAAGCATTAGCTATGGGTGTACCTCAAGCTGCTATTGGTTTGTTAGGAGAAAACATTATAGCTGGAGGGTTAATCAGACGTTTCCTTGGTAAAGCTGATGCCGCTAGAAAAGCAGGTAAAATAAAACTAGCCGAAGACTACGAAGGTTGGATTCGTGAAGCAAGCAGAGGTTTAGTTACAGGCGTTGCTAAAGGTATACCAGGAGAAGGTTTAACCGAACTTGCTCAAGAAGAACTATACATACAACAACGATTTAGTACTGACCCTGAGTATACTGAAGAAGAAGCAAACTTGAGACGTATGGAATCAGCTTTCGCAGGTGCTATAGCTGGTGGGGCTATGAAAGGGGGTGTAGATGCGACTGTTAGAGTTATGGATAAAGCTAGAGCTAACTATGACTCTGGTAGAGCTATAAGAGATCAAGCTACTAAAAATCTAGAAATGGGGCTTGCTACCGAACCTGTATCTTATGGGTTGGCTCAAACAAAGGCTATGCTTGATCCAACTACTCCAAAGAAAGCTGTATATTTAGATGGCAGGGATAACAAAGACGTATCAGAAACAAGACAACAAGTAGAAGCTATTATATCGCAGTTACCTCCTGAACAAGCTAGTCAAATTGTGCAAATGGAAGGTACAGGCAACAGTGTTATTTTAACTACAGCTAAACATGCTCAAGAAATAAACGCTAAAATTGCAAGTAAAGGCATAGATGACTCATCTATGTTACAAGATATACTTGGTTATTCTACTGTACAAGATGGTACTGAAGATCAAGTTATTGTAGTGCGTGATAGTACTGGCGCGCCAGTTCATTATGAATCAGCAAAAAACGCAAATGTACAATCTGTTATAGAAAAATTAGAGAAACAGTACCCACAAGATAGGTATTCTAGACCAACGCCAGAACAGTTTTTAGAGCAAAGAGTACAAGCGTTTAACGAAGATTCTGTTACTCCAAGACAAGGCCTATTAGAAGTAACTACTCCACAAGATACAGAACAAGAAGTCCAAACTCGTCCTATGATAGACGAAGACCTAACACCTGAAAATACCGAAGAAGATGTAGACTTTACTGATTTACAGTCAATGCAAACAGTTGAAGTTGACCCTGACGGTTTTGTTAGAGAGTCTTTACCTGATGCAGAACAAAATCGTCAAGACAGGATGAATATAAGCGAACAAGATAGGCAGGAAGCGTTACAGAAAAGAGAACCAATCCAAGAAAGACCAAAACAGTTAAAAGCTAACGGTGTCGAAGATTTTAATATACGTCCAGAAGGTAAAACTCAACAGCAAATAACCGAAGCTACTAGAAGCGCTCAACAAACTAGAGATGATAGGTTTGAGACTATGATAGACCATTTAATGGAGTCATACGATTTAGAGCAAAACCCCCAAGGTGCTAAATTAGACGAGACAGATCAATCATCGCGAGACGCTTTTGAAGCTAGATTACGAGAAGGTTTAGGTGGATCTAATGGAGTATCCTATAGATTTCTTGCTAAGTTTGCAGGTTTGATTGCTAAAAACCCAGGCACTAGATTTTCTCCTAGACTTGTACGAGATGAAGGAGTTCAAAACGCGTTTGGTATTGGGTCAGATGGTTTATGGAAAGTAGTAGTAGACTCTACAGATTCAGATGTAAACCAAATAACACGTACACAACGAGTAGTTAAAAATGCTATAAATTCTGCTAGAAATAAAATAGCTCTTAAAACACCTCCGATGTTTAGTATTGTTCCTAAAAATACCGAAATAGCGACCTCTAGGAAAGAATTACAAGACCTTAAAGAAGCAAACGTTGGATTACTTTCTCCAGAAGAACAACAACAATATCAAGAGGAAGTACAACAATCCCAAGATACTATAGAACGTTTTTACGATGAAAATCGTGGCACTCCAGCTAACATGCAGATTCTTATGCAAGAAGGTATACGTGTTGCTTTAGATGGAGAGTTTTCAGGCAGTATTTCTAGAGTTGCTGCTGGATATGCAACTCTTTTGTCTTTGTTAGATCAAGCTGGATTTGAGTTAGTTTTTATAGATGAAAATAATACCGTAACTCCTGCTATTACTGCAGAAATGACTCAACGTGGAAGCGTTTTTGAAACACAAGGTATATATGACACTTCTGTATACAGAACTGTTGCAAGCGCTTATGAAGGAACTCCAGGTCGTACTTTACGCCAAGCTTCAGCAACTTTTGAACCAGATCCAACAAAAGTTGAAAACATGTCTATAGAAACTCTTATAGAAAAAATAGAAAATATAGAAAGAACTCTTAAAAATTATAGTTTAATTAAACAGTTTCCTATCAAGAGTTTAGTAAACCAATTACGTATTTTAAGTACACTACAAAATGAAGGAGTAGATTTTATAGTACAGCCTGATCGTACTTTAACTGAAGCTGAACGTACGGAACAAAATTTAAGACGTTCGCAAAAAGATACAGGCAGCTTTGATCCAAAACCTTTTAGAACGCTAGAAGATGAGCAGTTATCTTCTGCGGTTCAACTTGTTTCTACTGAGTTTGCAAAAGTACAAGCACTTTTAAAAAGTGTTAGCGAGGCTAAGTATGAAAATAGACGAGATTATTTTGAGGGGGGAGTTTTTCAAAACCCTGACAATTTAACTTTAGATGAGTTTACTGAAGCTAAAAAATTAGTGTTAGAAGGCTTACAAGATTTTGAAGGGTTTCAAACACAAACTGCAGCAATATTTGATGCTCCAGTCGCAGGAGCTACTCACTCGCAAAGTGCTTTAGATAAAAACCAAGAAGTAATAGATAACACTCGTAAAACCTTACAAGAAGAATTAGATAAAGTAGATAAGCAGATAGAGGAAGGAACAACAGCTCCTACAAGAAACGATTTTCTAAACGTGACACTTTCTTTAAGTGAACAGAGAAATATCTTACAACAAAGACTGTCTAGTTTAAAATCTCTTAAAGAACAAGGAGTTAAAGACGGAGACCCTGATTTAGGTGTCAAACAACAATCTTCAGATCTTAATGTTGACGTACAATCTTTTAAAGCAACTCTTAGAGAAAGAGGTTTAGCAGACGACCTTATTCCTACTAATCACAACTTAGAAATTGCAGATAAATCTACAGCTGAACTAGCCAGGACGGCCGAGTTAGGTAAAGAACGCCCTAAAAATAAAATTTTAATCCGTCCTACTAAAAAAACTACCGAAACTATAGATACAGAAACAGGAGAAGTTAGAACAGCTCCTGCTCTTTTAGCTCTTGTAGAACCTATGTTAAGTAGAATTATGAGTAGAGTTTTTAATGTACCAGGCACTAGACCTAAACAAGTAACTACTTTAGATAACATATTAGACGGTAAAGTAACATTTCCTACAAAAGACCAACAGTTGCTTATCGAAGATGGAGCACGTAGAAAAATAAGCACTCAACAGCTTATGGAAGAAAAAGCTAAAGAAATGCGAGAAAATAAAGAACGTGGTCTATTTATTGGTCTTAAAGATGCTGATGTTATTATTTTAGATATAAATGAAACAATGACTGAAGCGCAGTATTCTGAAGCAATTTTAACTTTAGGACATGAACTAGGGCACATAGTATTTAGAGAAGAACTAGATCGTAGTCTTAGTTTACCTGGAATACGAGAAAAATTAGAAAAAGCGTTTCAAAAGGATATAACAAAATCTCAACAGTATCAGGGTAAACATGGTTTTGAAGAGTGGTACTCAGACAATGTTAGTAGATATCTACTTAATGAGGGCTTAAAAGCTACTAATGGTGTAGATGGATGGTTTAAACGTATTGCTAACAGAATTAGACAAATATTTAAACAGCTTAGCCCTATGTATCGAAGACGTTTTAATGTTAACCCTGTGTTTGCTGATTACGTTGAAAATGTAGTTAAAAAGTACAAAGAACCTGCTAGGCTAAATTCAAAACCCGCATATCTTGAAAAAGTAGCAGTTAGAAAAATAGTAGAAGAAAATGTACAGCAGACAGCAAAAGAGTTTGGAGCCAGTAAAGGATATATAGCAAGTCTAAAACGTAAGGTAGATAAGTTCTTACGAGAAAACCCTGACTTGTTACCTAGAGATTGGAGCAAAGCTATAAGTCACTTTTTATTTACTGCAGACAACAGATTACGTAAGTTATCGTCTGAACTAGCTACACAACTTTATGACAGGTCTGGATCAGACGACCCAAGAGGATATCTAAACTCTAGAGGTAATATAGCTAGGCAGTTTAAAAATAGACTTTTAGAAATATTACCTGCTGGTATTGCTACTGAACAAGTACAAGAGATTTTGTTAGAAGCAGAAGATGATCGTATACCTACGAGTCAGCTAAAAAGCCCTGAAGCTAAACAAATTAGAAGATTCTTACGGGACTTTTACAATGACTACATAGAAGGCAGTGGACATAACCAAGGTAATGGCAGGGTAGAATTTAGAGAAAACTTCTTCCCTCGAGTTCTAATGATTGAAGCTATACGAGAAAACCCCGAGTTACAGACTGCTTTAGCTGAGCTATTGCAACGTAAAGCAGGCACACCTACGTTTGAAACCACAATTATAACGACCGAAGGTGAAAAAGTTCTTTCTACAACTTGGCAAGAAGTAGTAGAAAACATTATAGAAAATGAAGAACGTAACCCCGATGACCATATTGATGGAGCAGAAGCAACGTCAGTAGGTATGTCTAAAAATAGATCTGATTTGTTTAATTTAGTTTCTAACAAAGAACTGCGAGAAATAGGTGTACTACAAGACCCAGGCACGACTATATTAAAATACGTTGACGATATGGTGAAACGTGTTGATTACCAAGACAAAGTACAAACTGAAATAACAGCTGAAGACAGACAGACTATTATAGCCGCACGTGACGCGGGGACAATTAATGAATCTTTAGCTCGTGCTTTATTAAGTGTGCCTGTAGGTCAAACAGCAAAAGGGTGGATAGCTGCTGAGTATATGATACAACGTATTTCAGACCCACTACAACGTGAAGAAGCTAAAGACTTAATCAGAGGTATGTTAGGTAAAACAGGTCTTAACATGTCAAAAGGAGCTCGTGCTGCAAGTAGTTTACTTTTAACTTTAAACGTTGTTGCCTATTTAAGTTTAGCTACAATAGCTTCTTTGCCTGACTTAGCAGGGCCTGTGCTTAGGTCTAGAGACTTTTCTGCTTTTAGAACTGCTTTTCAACAGTATAGATACTACTTTAAAAATCGTGCAGAACTACAACAATACGCTAGAGATGTTGGTGTAACTACACTTGATTCTATGTCTATGATGGCGATTAACGCAAACGAAATGGCATACATGACTCCAGGTATGGAAAAGTTTACTGATAAATTCTTTCATGCCATAGGGTTAGAACAGTTTACTAAGTTTACTCGAGTATTTGCTTTAGGTATGGGCGAGAAGTTTTTAATAAACGAAGCTAATAGAGCAACTGATTCCAGTCTTTCTATACAAGAACGACAACGTTCTATTAGGCATCTAGAAGAACTTGGAGTTACAGCGGAAGATATAAAAGCTTGGGACAGAACAAAAGAAGCAGGAGAACGATATCGTAGGTTTGAAGGTGAATCAGGCGAAAGAGTTAAAGGAGCGTTAGGGCAGTTTGTTAACGAATCTATTGTAAGACCTAACTCCGCAGAACGACCTGGGTGGGCTTCTAACCCTTATGCTGGAGTAGTTTGGCAGTTAAAATCTTTCTTCTACGCTTACGGTAAAAATATTGTAGGTGGTGCGTTACGTGATACTCATAGTAGATTTTCTGAAACAGGTAGCGTTGGAGATGCAGCTGTACCTATATTAATTATGGGAACTGCTTTCTTACCACTTACTATGGTAGGATTAGAACTACGTGAGTGGTTAAAATATATGTTCCGCGGTGGAGATGAAACGGCGCTCAGGTCTGATTCAATGGACTTTGGAGAATACAGCGCAGAGATTATTGATAGATCAGGACTGCTTGGACCTTGGGGATTGTTAAGACCAATGTTAGAAGCAGGAGACTTTGGAGGGTCTTGGTGGGTTCCTCCGTTAGGACCTACAGCAGAACGTGTAGAGGACATAGTGCGAGGAGACGTAGATTATACTACGTATCTCCCTGTATACTCATCATTTAGATAATTTAAGGTAGATAACATGGCATATTCGGAAACAATAAAATTAGTCGTAGGAGACACACTACCTGAGCTTGTCATTACGCTGAAAGACAGTAATACAGCGGCTTCAGGTAAAACATTAGATGTAGAAGACTCATCTACATGGGCTCCTATAAATTTAACAAGTGGTTCAGTAAAACTTATTATTCGTAAGGTAGGTGAAACAGACTTAACAGCAACGATAACAATGAGTTTAACAGACGCTTCTAATGGTGTTGCAACTTGTGTGTTCCCTTCAGGGACTTGGACAGCTGCAGGCACATATGAGGGAGAAGTTGAGTTTACAAACTCAAGCAGTAAAGTACAAACAGTACAAGATCTAATTAAGTTTGTAGTACGTGACGATTTTAATTAATGGCAGCAGTAATATCTAAGAAGAACTTACAGGCGTCCGTTACATACGTAAACGCAGCAACATCTGTAACGTATGTAAAAGGAGCAGTAACTGTTTCTTATGTAGATATAAACACTGTTGTATCGTACGTAGATTTAAAAGCTGTTATAGATCTAAATACAAACGTATTAAACAGATACTTTACAGCTGAAACTAATAGCCCACACGCATTAACAGTAACAATAAGCGATACACCAGCTATAAGTATAAACAAACCTTTCTCTGACTCACCAGAAATGTCAGAAAGCCATGCTATTTCTTTTTCTAAACCAGTTTCGGATAGCGCAAGTATTTCAGAGTCGTTTGCCAGAACTGTAACTTTTTCTAGGACGTTTACAGAAACGCCTAGTATGTCAGATAGTTTAGTTGTATCTAGCTTTGCAAAAGCCCTTTCCGATGCTTTTACAATGGATGATACTGCTAGTGTTTCTGACGATTTAAGGACAGACGTAACACTAAACAAAAACAACATAGTGTCTATGTCTGAAACATCAGCTATTAGCTTTGCATCAGCACAATCAGATAGTGCTACAATTTCAGAGTCAATAACTGTACAATTAATTGAAAGTGGGTTATCTAGACCAAACCATAGTAGGTTAAACACTTTTATGTTCAATGGGTAGTTAACATTAACCAAGAGGTCAAAAATGTCAAATATAGATGAACAACTACAATTGAAAGGCCATGTACAAATACACTTAAACGGTGAATTAGTACAGGACATAGACAACCTTGTAGTTACCGCGGGTAAAGGGTTTGTCGCTAGTCGTATGGAAGGAACTTCTGCAGGTGTGATGAGTCACATGGCAGTAGGGACAAGTACAACATCTGCTAGTGCAGGACAAACTGCTTTAGTTTCAGAATCAGCACGTGTGGCTTTGGCTAGTACAAGTGTTTCTAGTGCCGTAGTAACATACACTGCAACTTTTCCTGCAGGAACAGGTACAGCAGCTCTTACTGAAGCAGGTATTTTAAATGCTTCTTCTGGTGGAACAATGCTATGTCGTACAGTCTTTTCAGTTGTAAACAAAGGGTCTGCAGATGCCATGACAATCACATGGACTGTAACCGTTAGTTAAATAAGGAGTGCCAGAGTATGGCGGTTTTACTTAAAAACAACGCGGGTACAACCCTAAGTAGTGATATAAACAATAGTGTAACCAGTATTGGCGTAGCTAGTAGTGCATCCTTTCCTTCTTCTTTAGGTAGTGACCATTTTTACGCTACTATTGATGACGGCACAAACGTAGAAATAGTAAAAGTAACTGCAGTATCAGGTACTACTTGGACCGTGGTTCGTGCACAGGATAATACGTCCGCACAATCTTTTTCTGCTGGAGATAACGTTCAACTTAGGTTAAACGTAAAAACTTTAGAAGAATTAGTAAGCGATAAAGTCACACTTGAAGACTTAGATGTAACCAGTGACAGTGGCACAATTGCAATAGACCTTGATAGTGAAACCCTTACCATTGCTGGCGGAGAGGGCATTGACACCTCAGCAACCAGTAATACTGTAACTATTGCAGGAGAAGATGCTACTACTTCAAATAAAGGTGTAGCTTCTTTTAGCTCTGACAACTTCGCTGTTTCTTCTGGTGCAGTAACTATTAAAGATGGTGGAGTAGTAGCCGCTGAGCTTGCTAGTAATGCTGTTGAGACAGCTAAAATAGCGGCTGATGCCGTAACTGGTGCAAAAATTGCTGATAATGCAATTGATAGTGAACACTACACAGATGGATCTATAGACACGGCACACATCGCTGATGACCAAGTAACCCTAGCTAAAATGGCAGGTTTGGCTAGAGGTAAAATTATATACGGAGATGCTTCGGGTAACCCAGCCGCTTTATCTCCAGGGTCTAACGGACAAGTATTAAAATCTGATGGTACAGATATCTCTTGGGGTACAGACTCAGGTTTAACCACAGAAGAAGTACAAGATATTGTTGGAGGTATGGTAGATGGTACTGAAACAGGTATCAGTGTTACGTATGACGACACAAATGGCAATTTAGACTTTGCCATAGCGGCGGCACAAACAACCATAACTTCTATATATGCTACTGATTTAATCCTAGGTGAAGATGCTCAAACAGCAATTGACTTTGGGACTGCTAACGAAATTGATTTTAAAGTAGATAATGCAGCTAGATTGACACTAACTGCCTCTGCTTTATACCCCGTAACTGATAATCAAATTGATTTAGGTACAAGTTCATTAGAGTTTAAAGACGCATATTTTGATGGAACTGTTACAGCAGATGCTTTTGCAGGACCATTAACAGGAGACGTTACAGGTAACGTATCAGGAACAGCGGCTACAGTAACTGGAGCTGCACAGTCAAACATTACAAGTGTAGGTACATTAACTGGTTTGACTGTTTCTGGAGATGTGATTATAGATACAAACGTACTGTTTGTTGATGTAAGCACAAATCGTGTGGGTATTGGTAACGCAACTCCAGACGTAAGTTTGGATATCGGCAGTTATACAGACGCAGTACATATTCCAGTTGGTACAACAGCACAACGCCCAGGTAGTCCAGCAGCAGGTTATTTCAGATACAACAGCACTTTAGGAAAATTTGAAGGGTATACAGACGCATGGGGCGAGATTGGAGGAGGAAGTGCAAGTGGGTCTGCCTTTACTCAGAATACATTTACAGGGGACGGATCAGACACTACGTTTAGTCTTAGCACTGCACCGACATCAGAAGACATGCTTTTGGTGTTCATTGACGGCGTATTTCAGGCAGACAATGTCTACTCTGTTTCAGGGACCACTCTAACTTTTGCTACAGCGCCCGCTAGCAGTCGAGTAGTTACAGCGTACGTTGTAACGCCTGGTATTATTGGAGTTGCACCTGTTATTAATACAATGACAGGAGATAATTCAGATACTACGCTTACGTTAAGTCAAGCTCCTGCAAATGAAAACGCTACCTTTGTCACTATAGACGGAGTTGTACAACACAAAAGCACGTACGCTGTGTCAGGTACAACACTAACTTTTAGCACAGCGCCTCCTACTGGAGCTGCAGTTGAGTGTATAACTTTTACTAATGTTTCGACTTCTACTTTTTCTGATTTAGACGCTGATACCAAGATCCAATGTGAAGAAGGAGCCGATGACGACACGATAAGATTCGATGTAGCAGGTACAGAAGTATTAACTATAGCTGAAGGCGTTTCTAGTACAGAGATTACATTTAAAGGTACAGCTCCAGCACTAATAATAGGAGATGCAGGTGCAGAAGATACTAAGATAGTTTTTGATGGCAACGCTCAAGACTTTTATATTGGTCTTGATGATTCTGCTGATGACTTGTTAATTGGAACAGGATCAACTGTTGGATCAAACGGTATTGTTACTATAGAAAATGGCGGAAACGTAGGAATAGGAACTTTAAGTCCGTCAAGACAGCTAACCGTAGAAAATACTATAGCAAACTCTGGTGGAGTTATTGGACTAACAAGTTCTGATTCCTCTACTTCTGGTACTTGCGGAATTATACATTTTGGAAATAGCACAGACAGTTCTCTTGCTTCAATTAATGGTATTGCTGATGGTGCTACTGATGCTGGTGCTTTAGTATTTAAAACAGAAGCAACTGGAGCGGCAATAGAAGAAGCAATGCGCATAGATTCGTCTGGAAAAGTAGGTATAGGAGAAACTTCACCAGACGGTAATCTTCATATTAAATCAGCAGATGCAGGAGTTACTGCTGATTCTGGTGCTAATGAATTAGTTGTAGAGGGTTCTGGTAACTCTGGTATTAGTATATTATCGGGTGCAAGTGCTAGTGGTGCAATTTACTATGGAGATAGCGGAAGCCCATACGAAGGGTGGCTTCAATATGACCACACTAATAGAAGATTTAATGTGGGTGTTGGAGTGGCTACTCGTTTTTCAGTATTTTCTGATGGAGACCTTAGACAAGTAGGTGCAACAAATCTTGGAACTGTTTTCTTTATGGATTCAGGCACATCTCAAGGTGCGTATAACTTTACTTGGACTACAGATGGTTCTTCTGCTGAACAACAAGTAGCTCATATGTATGTGCAACAAGGCTCAGGAGACGGATCATCTCAAAAAGCTGAATTTGTTTTCCAAGTAGCAGATAATGGTGCTCCAGGCACAGCTTTAACTATTGCTAATAACGGTGTTGTATCAGGAAATCTGAACGATACTTCTGATGTAGCTTTAAAAGAAAA